CCGACCAGCACCGGCGACGTCTTGTTGCCGCCGACGGCCGACCCGTCGCCGGCACCCCCGTCGGCATGGGACCCGCAGAAGGCGAGACGGCCGGTCCCGCCGCCGCCGATCACTTCCCGGAAGTAGACCCCGCCGGGGTCCGTCGCTGCCTGCGGCGGTGTCGGCAGGATTTCGGCGACTCGGAAATTGTTGATGACGAACCATTCGATCCGCACCGGCCGCTCGCGGTCGGTCGTGTCGCCGTGACCCAGATTGCCGGTCGTGTTGCGGCCCCACGACCACGGCCAGCCGTTCTGGTCGACGAAATAGCCGCAGAACGTGCCATGCGCGAAGGAACCCTGCTGCGGCACGATGCCCGCCGGCACGGCGACACGACGCAAGGTGCCGATATTGCCGGGCGCGCCGTTGAAAGACCCGGCCGACCGGCCGCCGACGCGCAGGCTGCCGTCGGCCGTCATGACGAGACGGCCGCCCGCGCCGATCGCCGAGCCGCGATTGGCCGGGATCGCGACCACCGTCGCGCGTTGGCCGGGATCGGCCGCCGATGATTGCCAGCGGGTCTGGCCGAGTGCGGCCGATACCAGATCGACGAGGTTCTGGCCGGTCAGCGCGGTGCGGGCCCCCGCGCCGTCGGTGCCGACGACCCTGTTCGCCCCGACGGCCGCGAGCCGGTCGATCGGCAGCGCGCCGGCCGCCAGCAGGGCGACGAGATCGGCGCCGGTCACCTGATCGAGCGGCTTGCGCCGCACGAACGCGCGTGCATCGGCCGAGCGGATGACGTCGACACCGTCGTGCACACGCGTTTCGGCGGCGTCGTAGCGCCAGAGCCAGCCGGCGACGACGAGATGGGTCGTCACCGGCAGGCTCATGGTGGTGGCCTGCGACGGGCTGGAAAGGGACAGCGCGGTGAAGGCGGCCAGATCGTCGCCGAACGTCACCTTGTCGACCGGAACCCCGGTCACCAGTTCGCCCTTGAACGGGTTGGTCATGATGCCCTCACGTCGGCACGAATTCGGTGATCGAGAGCGTCCGGCCGGCGACCTGGACGGCGGCGCCGGCACCCGCCGCCGACAGGCGGATCGTCCAGGTCTGTGCGGTCGTGTCGGCCGCCGCCACCAGGAACTCGACGAGGCGCGCGGCGCGCTGCCATTGGTTCGCGATCACGTCGGCGCCGCGGAACAGCGCGACGGTGTCGACGCCTGTTCCCATGTCGCGCGTTGCGTAGACGAGGCGCAGGACGTTGCCGGCCGCGCGCGGCGTCCACGTCAGCGACATGTCGGGCACCGTGTTCGATGTCGTCGGGGCGGTGCCGTCCGCATACGCATAGGGCGCGACCATGCCGGACCGGCCGGCGACCTCGATCCGGCGGAGCGCTGGCAGCGGCGCGGCGCTCTCCGTCGACCAGGCCGATCCCGTCCAGCGGTATCCGCGCGCTTCATCGACCACCCACACGGTGGCACCCGTGGCCGGCGCGATGAAGGACCATCCACCGGTTGGTCCGATGGCCACCTGATTGGTCTGTCCCGCCCATGCGCCGGTCGCGCCGGCCGGCACCAGCCAGGCGTGGCGCCCGGCCGCGCCCGGCGGCGTCGTGACCGTGCGCGACTGGATGATCAGTCCGAAGGGCATTTCGAGCGCGGTCTGCGGCACCGCGCCCGGCGACGGCGCCCCGAGCCCCTGCACCCAGGCGGCGGCTTCCGAGTAGTGAAAGAACGCGGCGGCCGCGGCCGAGCGCACGATCTGGCCGACCTGGGGCAACAAAAACGACCAGCCGACCGGCGTCGCCACCGCGACGCGCCCCGATTGCCCTGCCCAGGCCCCCGTTGCGGCAGCCGGCACCACCCAGGCCTGCCCCCAGATCGCCGACGACAGCGCAGGCGGCGTCGCCAGCACGGTCGACTGCACCAGCGCCGGCACGGCCGCCGCGCGCTTGTAGCGCGTGCCGTCGAGCGACACGACGATCCAGCCGGCGACGGCGGCCGACGTCGTATCGGCAAAGTCTGCCTCGAACACGGTGCCGGCGACGATGATCGCAGGCGTGCGCCGGCCAGGCGCGGCCGTCGCGAGAAACCCGGCGGCCTCCGTCTCCGAGGCAAACCGCACCGGGATGCGGTCGATCAGCTTGTCCCTGTCGATCGCCCCGGACGTCATCAGCGCATGGGTCGTCATGCCGGCTCCATTGCTTCGAGCGTGTCGGGGTAGATGTCGGGCGAATGCTGCGCGAGCGTCAGCACCACGCGCTGCAGGTCGGGCGACAGGCCGGTCGTCGCGGCAGACCAGAGGCCGTCGAGATCGAGACCGGCGAGTTCCGGCACCGACACATGCACCAGGTCCTCGGGCTCGATGAGGATGTGCCGGAGGTCGGCTTCGGTCGAGATCTGCCGACCGAGCCGCGAGCCGGTGAGGAAGGCCCGTCCGAGCCGCTTCGCGCGGGCGACCCCCCGCACCATCTGCAGGTCGAGCGGCACTTCCAGCTCACGGCCGTCTGCCGCGATCGCTGCCTCGTCGCGGATGACGGCGCCTTCGGTCGTCTGGTCGCCGGCATCCGGGTCCTGCTGGCGGACCCGGACGATGTTGACCAGATCGCTGCGCGGCATGTCGGCACGATAGGAGAGCGGCCCGCGCAGGTCGGCCGAGGCGAGGGTGGCGACCGGCTCGCGACGCCAGCCGGCAACGATGCGGTAGCCCGACGGCGACCAGACGAGCGCGCCGCGATTGCAGGCGAGCACGGCGCGCAGCGCGTTGACGGTCGCCTCGGCGGTGTCGACGATGCCGTCGCAGGTATAGCGGCGCTCGAAGGTGCCGGCCCGCGTCGGGACTTCCTCGCGGTCGATCAGGATCGAGGGCACCAGCGCCGGCCAGTCGATCAAGTCGCGCGGCAGCCGACCGTGCAGGTCGGACGTGGCGAGATCGGCCGCGATCAGCGTCGGCGAATCCGACCAGCGCCAGGTCGGCTCGACATCGCGCTGCTGGGTCGGGTCGGAGGGGTCGTAGACCGGCTTGCCCCGGATCACGGCCGTCACCTCCGGCAACTGGCCGCCCCAGACCTTGTCGAACTCCTCGCGGTCGTCGCCCCAGTCGAATTCGCCGACGATGGTCGCGTGGCCACGCTGCCGGAAGCCGGCTCCAAGCTCGGGAAACCGCTGCATCAGGATCGGGTCGGCTGCCTGGTCGGGGTCGCCGAGGCGCAGCGACAACCGGGCAAGGCTCTTCGTGTCCCGGTAGAACGGTTTGGTCAAAACCCACCCGTCGGCGTCCACCTCCACCTCGACGCCGTTGATCAGAAAGCGGTCGACCCCGGCGATCCGGTGGGCGGCGAAGGTGCCGCCCCAGACGTATTTCTTGCCCACCGTGTCGGCGAAAAACTCCGTGCCGCCGCACAGGACGCGGCCATAGACCGAGGTCTGCGGCAGCACCGTGCCGCGCCGCGTGGTCTTGAACTTGCGCTGATCCATCGCGCGGGCGAGAGCAGCCTCCTGCGCCTTCGCCTGCTGGTATTGCGCGATCGAGCCGCCGATCACCGCGACGCCGGTCAGCAACTGGCCGACGGTCAACCCGCCGATGGTGAGCGCGCCGCCGAGCAGCGTGCCGGGAAACAGGGTCGCCGACAGGATGGAGGTCACGACCGCCATGGCGAACCTCCGGTCACATCGGGCGCCCAGCAGCGCGCGGCGTCGCGGGCCGGCTGGAAGACGACGCCGGTCGAGGCCCGGCGCACGAACAGGCTGGTGCCGAGCGCGACGCCGACCGAGTGGGCGGCAGGCCCACGGTGACCGGTGCGCAGCACGGCGACCGATCCGGCCGGCGCTGTTGCTGCCGGCACGCGGGCCCAGCCCAGCGCCGTCATCCGCCGTGCGAGCGTGACGGCAAGCCCGAGCGGATGGCGGGCGAGCGCCTCGTTCTCGGTCGCCACGAAAGTCCCGGCAAACTGGTTGCCGAGCAGGTCGGCTCCGGTCAGGTCGAGCACCAGACGCGCGGCAAAGGTTGCGCAATAATCGTCCGGAAACGCCATCGGCCGGCCGAGCACGGCGAGGATCGCCGGACGCACGATCGCCGCGACGGCCGCGTCCGGAGCGCGCAGCATCGGAGCCGGTGCCGTCATGAGCCCGACCACACGATCTTGCGGCCCTCCTGGGCGGGCAGCCGGTCGTAGCCGGTGTCGTCCGGATACAGACGTTTCTGTTCGGCCGAGGTAAATGCGCGCGCGGTCGGCTTTTCGAGCTGCCAGAGGCCCGACGTCGCCGTGACCTCGACGGAGGCTGCAGCACCCGTCGCGTCCTCCGCGTCGCCGCCCTCGATCCGTGCGGTCGCATAGTCGAGATCGGCCCGGCAGATCAGCAGCGGGTCGGGCACGATCTGTCCGCGCGCGTCGAGCAGGCCGTACCACACGCGGGCGACGCGCCCCTTCAGCGAGCCGGTCCCGGCATAGCGGGCGGCGAGGTCGGCGGGCAACAGCGACATCGAGAAGACGATCTCCTGGATCGACACCGCGCCGGTCTGTTCGAGCCCGGCGATCTGGCCGAGCGGGCCGATGCCGGTAAACGTCTGGCCCAGTGCGTCGAGATCGCCCGCCCCGCTCCACACACGTTCCATGCCGCCGGGCCAGTCGAACTCGGCAAGCACCGCCGGCCGGCGCACCGGCGCGTGCAGGGCTGCGTGCATGGCGGCCGTCACCGTCCTCACAGGATGTACTCCACGAGATCGAGGGTGACGGTCGCCTGCGATGGTGGTCGCAACGCGACCATGCCGGCCGGTGCGGTCAGCTGGAACAGCGCGCCGGCCGCAACGAACTTCACGGGCGTGCCGGCGAGCAACGGACGGCGCAGACGCGGCAGGACCGGCACGACCGCGCGGCCCTGCGCGTCGGAGGCCACCGTCGCCTGTGCCTCGTAGAGGTCTCGGCCGATCTGGATCAGATCGAGCGCCATCAGCGAGAGGGACTGGTTCGGGATCAGACCCGACAGCGGCAGGAAGTCCTGACGGGCCACGCAGGACGCAAACAAGGCCCCCGTCGAGGAGGCTCCATCGGCAAAGCCGGTGCCATCGGAGAAGAACGTTCCGTCCGAGAAGGGCTGGCCGATTGCGGGCAGCGGCGACGACCGGCTGATGCCGGCAGCCCGGCCCCAGGGCACGAGGCGCGACGGGTCGGCGATGCGCAGCAGCGCGCGGCCGCCGGCGGCCCGGCGCAGCAGCGCCACGACCGGTCCCCATTCGGGCTGGAATTGCAGGTCGGGATAGGTGATCCGGCAGGTCCAGACGTCGAGCCCGAGATCCTCGGCGACGCGGATGCCCGGCGCGAGTGCTGCGCGCGCGAAGACCCCGAACGGCCGCAACTCGTAGGCGACGCTGTCCGATCCCAGCGTCGGCGGCAGGTCGAGCACCGGCAGGTCGGGCGCGGTCATGACAGCGCCCCCGGGTTGTTCCGGCGCGCGGTCTGGATCGCCTTCATCGTCCGGCGCACGGTCTTCTGTTCGCTCTCCGCGAGCATGGCGCGGAAACGAACCTCGGACCCGGCATCGGCGCCGCGCAGATCGTAGTGGAAATGGTACGTGTCGCCGCCTGCCGGGCCGGCGGGCGCGGCGCCGCCGGAGACGGCAGCGCCGACCATCGTCGCACGGCCGACCGGCCCGCCGGCGGCAAGCCGCAGGGCGGCGAGACCGGGCGCCCCATGATCGTTCAGCACGCGCAGCAGCGCACCGTGCCGCGCCGCCGTCGCCGGCTCGATCCAGGTCTCGCCGTCGGAGACGAGCGCCGCGACGAGGCCGGCATGCCGACGCGTCGCGGCCGCGTTCAGGACAAACCCGCCTTCCGGCAGCAGCGCGGGGATCGAATCGCTGGTCGAGGTGCCGGCACCCCGGATCGCACCGGAACGGCCGGGCGAGAAGACCGGCCCGCCGGCGGCGAACCCGAACAGCGAGCCGACCGCACCGAACCCGCCGGAAAAGGCCGAGGCGATGCCGGAGAACAGGCCGGACAGCGCGTTGCCGATACCGCCGAGCAACCCCGACACGCCCTGGCCAAGCGTGGTCGCGGCCTCGCCCAGCGCGCCGGTCGCGCCGGTGGCAAACGTGCCCGCGCCGGCCGCGACGTCCGTCGACGCGCTTTCGAACGCCGTTGTGACGGCCTTCGAGCCGGTGCCGAAGGCGGCGGATGCGGTCTCGGCGACCTGACCCATGGTCCCCGCCGCGCCTTCGGTGGAGGCGGCGAAGGACGCGACGCTGGTGGTCGCGCCGTCGAGGCTGGAACGGAGACCGGTCAGGTCGACCGGCGTGGCATTGCCCATGCCGACCGAATGCGCGCCGGGCCACAGCGACCGCTGCTGCGGCGTCAGGCCGGCCGCCCAGGAGCCGCCGCCCATCGGCACGGAGCGTCCACCGAGATCGAAATGCATGGTGTCGAGGGCGCCATAGGTGCCCGGCCCGCCGGAGAAATAGCCGCCCCAGCGGAAGTCCTGGGCAAGCTCCGGGTAGAGCTGCATCTGCGTCAGCCGGGCCTGCTGCGCGAATTGCTCGTAGGGCCGGAAATACTCGGCCGACTGGTAATTCGGCAGCGGCACGCCGCCCGGTCCCATCAGCGCCACGTCCATGGCCAGACCCTGACCGTGGAAGCGCGGGTCGCCGGGCCGCAGCCCCGACACGGCCTGCACCGGCAGCGGCGAGCGGGCCGCCGTTTCCTGCAGGATATGGACGAGGCGCGGATCGACGCCCGGACGGAACGAAGAGGCAAAGGTGAGGGCACCGCCCGCGGCCGGCAGCGACGTGGCGAGACTGGCCGTGGTCGAGGCGGCGCTGGCGGCAACCGGCGCGGCCGCCGCGACCGGTGCCCGCGCCGCGCTCGTGGCGGCGGCCGCCCCGGCCTGCGGTGATGCGAACAGGCCGAACAGCCCGGCCCCGGCCGCCCCCGGCGAGGCGAGCGTCGGATAGGCCGTGCCGAGCATCAGGTTCTTCAGCGGATTGCCGGCCGCCAGCATCAGCCATTCGCGCGCGAGGTCCTGGAGGAGCGCGACGCCGACGTCGCGGAAATCCTCCAGCGCGAGCTCGCCCTCGGCGAGGTTGCGCATCAGCGAATCGATGCCGCCTTCCCAGGCGCTGGCAAAGCCGGCCAGCGCCTCGCGCTGGCTCTCGAGCGCTGCCGTCATGTCGGCGATGGCCAGTGCGCGTTCGCGGTACGCGGCCGCCTCGGCCGGAGCCTTGTCGAGACCCTCCGCGCGGATGCGCTGCTCGATCTCCAGCGTCGCGATGGCACGCCGCCGTTCGGCGTCCGTTGCGCCGATCAGCCGGACCTCCAGCGCGAGACGCTCCAGTTCGTCATTCTGTCGGCCGCCTAGCGAGAGCGCACGGGTCTGTGCCTGGCTGGTCGCGAGCGCCTCGTGGGCGGCGCGCTGCGCCTCGATCTCGCGGGTCAGCTGCGCCCGCAACGGGCCTTCGGCGGCGGCGGCCGCCGCCACCAGCGGCCGCAATTGCTGTTCGAGCCCCAATGCGGCGGCAAGCTGCGTCAGCGGCAGCGTGCCGGCGGCGATCGCCCCGTTGAGCGCGGTCCGCAACGCGGTCTCGGCCTCGATATCGGCGCGGCGGTTGGCGGCCTGGGCGAAGGCGTCGGCCAGCACGCGGGCATGCGCCTGGTCGATGGCGAGCGACCGTTCGGCCGGGTCGAGGACCTCGCCGGCGAGGCGGATACGTTCGCGCTCGGCGGTCAGGCGGGCCCGCGTCAGCGGATCGCGGGCGGTGAGCAGCGCGAGATCGACGCGCTCCAGCGCCTGCAGCCGTTCGGTCGGCGACAGCAGCGATTCGCGGGCGGCGGCAAGCGCGCGTTCGAGGGCGACCAGACGTTCGCGCGCGCTGGCATCGAGGCCCGGATCGGTCAGGCCCTGGCGCACGGCCGACAATTCGGTATCGAGTGCGTCGCGGCGCGACCGGCCATCACCGAGGGTCGCATAGCGCCCGGCGACATCGAGAGCGCGCGTCGACAAGGCGTCGCGCGACCGCGACGGGTCGCCGGCAAAGCGGTCGCTGAAATTGCGGGCGGCCGGCCGCATCTCCTGGAGACGACGTACGGCCTCGGCGGCAACTTCCTCACGCGTCGAACGGGGAATGAAGCGCGCGAAGCCTGTCGGTGCGGTCACCTCGCGTCGCGCGTCGGCAGCGATTTTCTCCTGCGCGGCAAGGCCACCCATCGTGAGGCGGTCAGTCGCCTCGCCGAGCCAGTCGAAGACGTTGCGGGCCGTGCGGGCGAGCCGCTCCCATTCGGTGCCCAGCCCGTAGGTCGCCTGTTCGGCCCGCGCCAGCGCCGCCGGCAAGGCCTCGATCAGCTTCAGCCGGGCTTCCTCCTCGCGGTTCTGTTCGGCGAGGCGTCGCACCGCGCGCGCGGTCGCCCCGTCGATCAGGCCCATCTGCCGGTGCAGCGTCTCGGCGCCCTTCGCCGGATCGGCGAACAGCCCCGCCAGTTCCCGGCCGGCCGAGGCGACATCGGTGCCGATGGTCGCGGCGAAGTCGCGCGCGAGCGCGATGATGCCCCCGAAACTCTCCGCACCGATCCGGCCGGTGCGCAGCAGCTCGACCTGCAGCGCCCGCACTTCCGGCACCGACAGGCCGGACGGGGCGGCGATCCGCGCGGTCTCGGCCGACAGCGACGCCTGGGTCGCCCCCGCGTTGCGGCCGAGGCCGGCCAGCGCCACCTCGACATCGCGGATCGAACCCCGGTACGAAATCCAGGCGGCGGTGCCGGCAATCGCTGCGCCGGCGAGCCCGCCGAGTGCGAGGCGTGCCGGCGTCGCGGCGGCGGCGACCGCGCTCAGGGTGCCGCGCACGCCGCCGAAGATCGGCGTGATCTGGCTGCCCTGCTGCATCAGCACCATCAGCGGGTTCATGCCGCCGGCGAGCGACACCGCCATGTCGTTCAGTTGCGCCACGAGATTGGTGGTCTCGTGCGCCGTCAGCTTCGTCTGGCGGGCCAGACTGCGCTGCGCCTCTTCGGCGGCCCTTGCGCCCTTGCCCTGGCGGTCGAGCGCGCCGGTTGTCGCCGCGATCGGCCGTTCCAGCGATGCCTGCGCCTGGCCGGCGGCCGCCGCGCCGGCGCCGAGGCGGCCGACCGCCGCCTGCGCCTCTCCGACGCCGGCAACGAGCCCGCGCGCATCGGCGGTGAGGATGAGCTGCAGGTTGAGCGGCGCCGACATCAGCGTTCCCCGCCTCCGTTCAGCACCGCCGCTGCCTCGGCTTCCATGTCCTGGAGGGCCGCGAAAACATCTGGCGTCACCTCGATATCGAAGGCCTGCGCGACCGGCCCGATCGCGGCATAGTCGAGGCCGAGGAAGATGAGGGCCTTCGGCGCCACCGCGACCCGCCATTGCGAGGCGAGCCGCCGGAGCTGCGCGGCCGGCACGGCATTGACCGGAAACAGCGTCATGTCGTCCTCGTCGTCGGCCGGGCCTTCGGGCGCCGCCATCAGGTCCGGCGGCAGGATGACATTCAGGGCCGCGGCCGAGGTCGCCAGCGCGCCGGCTTCAGCCGGTCCGGCGGGGCCGCGCCCCGTCATCGCCGCCGCGATCTGGCGGGCGGCCCTCAACCGTTTTTTCGGGCGGCCTCGCCGGCCATGGCCTGGGCATAGGCGCGCAGCACGGCGGCCCGCAGATGCGGCAGCATCAGCATGCGCCGCAGGGTGGCCGGATCGAAGGGCACCGGCCGTCCGTCGCCGTCGACGACGTCCGACCAGTCGACGATGGCGGTGGCGACATCCTCCACCGCGCGGGCGACAGCCTCCTCGCCGTCGCCGGCATCGCGGACGAGACGGGCGCGCCGCTCGACCTCGTCGGCGGGCAGCATGACGAAGCGCAGGTTGAGGACCTGCGTCTCGAGCGTGCCGGCAGCGTCCGGCCGGTCGGCCGGAACCTGGACGGAGACGGGCCACCAGAAGCGGGGGCGGTCGGGGATCGTGAACATGCGGGCACCTCAGATGCAAAAGACTCAGATGTAGGTAAAGACGACGTCGTCGGACCCGTTCGCGGCCGTCGGCGTGAACAGCAACGGCAGTTCGACCATCCGGACATTGTTCTGGACGCGGTTGCGCGGCCGGCCGATCTCGACATTCGACGCCGAGGCCAGGAGACGGTTGACGGCGCCGCCGACCGCGAAAGACAGGGCAGCCTACGTCGACGCCTCGGCGCGCTGGCGCCAGTTGATGGCGCTGATCTGGTCGGCCTCGATCAGCGCGGTCCCGGTCGTCTTGCGGCCGGTCTGGAGGACTTCCTCGGCATTGATGTGCATGCGCGGCTCGATGCGGTTGCCGAGATCGATCTCGATGCGCTCCAGCACGGCGTTGTAGCCGTGCAGCGTGAAGGTAGCGCCGCCGGCGACCGAGAGCGGCACCGGCTCGCGGTAGCCGGTCAGGGTCGTCGCCGGCAGCGAGACCTCGCTGTCGGTGCCGGGCAGCCCCACGAAGTCGACCTCGAAATACGGTCGTCTGCCGCTCTCGCCGACGAGCTTCAGCGTACCGCGCGCGCCGCGCAGGACGTGGTTGGTGCCGTCGTCGTTCCACATGATCGTTGCCGACGAGAACCCGGTGGAAATCGGGTTGTAGTCCGCCCGGGTCGAGGCCTGCAGGACCTCCGCCAGTCCGCAGGCGCGCAGGACGGCGCTGTAGGACGGGGCGAGGCCGAGCGCGGTCGGCGGCCCGGCGTCGATCTGGAAGCGGATGCGGCGCACGTTCTGGTTCAGCCGCTCGCCCTGGGCGCCCATATGGACGCGCAGGTTGTCGATCTCGTCGGTCGAGCCTTCCAGCGGAATGAACTCGACGCCGCGCCGCGTCAGGATCGCGTTGGCCGAGCCGGTCAGCGCCAGCGCGGTGCCATAGGTGCTTTCGATGCCGATCAGCACGACCTGGCGGTGATAGTAACGGGGAGCCATGCTTTCCTCCTGTCAGGTCTTGCGGGGTTCAGGTCTTGCGAGTTCAGGTCTTGCGGCGCGCCGGCCGGGCCGGCGCGGTCGCCACGTCGTCGGGATCGATGGCCGGCACGTCCGCCGCCGGCGCGTCGGGACCGTTGGCGCCGGCGCCGGCCGGATCGCGGGGCATGGCGGGGGCGGCCGGCACCGCCTGCAGGGCCGGCGCCGGCGCCGTCGTCTCGACAAGGCGCAGGGAGCCGTCCGGCTCGCGGATGAAGGAACCGCCGGTATCGGGGCGGGCGGGAGGAGTGGTCGGCACGGCCTCGTCTTTCGTCACGGTACGGCTCCAATGCGGCGCAGCTGGCGGTCGGTGCGGAAGGTCAGGACGTGCAGGAGGACGTTGTTGCCGGCCGTCATCGAGCGCGACGCAGCAAAGGCGACGGGAACGCTGTCGGCGTCCCACTGCCAGCCGGCGAGCGCCGTCTCGACCGCACCGCGCAGCGCATCGATCCCGTCGATCCGGGCAGACCCTTTCGGCGTGTCGTGGCGACGGATGACGATGGCGACGGCGAGCTCGACCAGGATGCGCTGGCGGAAGGCGCCGGTCGCCGCCAACGGTGCTCCCTCGGCGTCCTCGCGCAACGGCACGACGAAGGCGGTCGCGTGACGGGCAGCCGTGCCGGTCGCCAGCGCGGCCAGTTCTTCCGCGCCATCGACACCGGCCAGCGGCGGTATCGCGACCGCGCGGAGACGGTCGATGAAAAGGCCGATCACCGGAAGCCCTCCAGCGACGCGTCGGTGAAGATGGCCTCGCGGCCGCCCGCCGCGGCGGTGCCGCCGGCGACCGGCGCGGGGGCCGCGGCGAGGCCGGCGAGGTCGGGCAGCGCAAGGCGCCCTGCGGCGGCATCGCGCAGGGCGGCGAGCGCCAGCGTGTGGTCGCGCACGACATAGTCGGGCGGACCGTCGCGGTGCAGCAGGTAGCGGGCGATCGCGACCGCCCAGTCGCGCACGATGCCCGGCACCGGATCGAGCGGCAGGGCGAACCGGACGCCCAGCGCTGCGTCGATCTGCCGGTCGGCCGCCGCCAGCGCCGCGTCGATCACAGCGGGATCGGCCGCGCCGGACGCGTCGCGATCGGCAACCTGGAGGATTTCCTCGGTGCCGGCCCGCGCGGTCAGATCGGTCAGCGTCGCATAGGCCATGTCACACCCTGAACCAGTCGCTGGCGCTGACATCGTCGGCCGACAGCCAGTAGCCGACGACGCAGAGCGGCTTGTCCTGGATGGTGCCCGGCCGCGGCAGGAACACCGCGTCCATATGATCGGCGACGAGCATGCGGGTCCCGTCACCGACATGATCGGTCATCGGCGCATAGGTGACGGCGATCTCGCGGCCCGGAATGAGCACGAGGAAGGACGGGCGGTCGGCGGTCCAGGCGCCGCGCCGGACCCGCGCACCCTGCGACATCGCCGCCCGTGCCTCGCTGAAGGTCATTCCCATGCCCGCTTCTCCGCTCGCAAAGGTGCCGGGATAACCCGCCCGGCCGGGGCAACGATCCGCGTCGCGCACGCCGGCTCCTCTCCCGTCCCGGTCTGGCCAGACGTCGCCAGGGACCGGCGTTGCCCGTGGAGGAGCCGCCTGGGATTGCTGACCGGCTGCCGCCGGCTATTTCGCCGGCTTCTCGGTCTTCTCGGCGACCGGCTCGACGGCACCGGCCTTCGCCAGCGCATCGGCCACCTCGTCGGGCAGCGTGACGGTCCTGCCCGGCTCGTGCCGCTTGCCGTCGTGGTCGACGGGCGACAGGACCTTGACCTTGACATCAGCCATCGGGACCTCCTCAGGCCACGGCGTTCTGGAAGAAATAGCCGAGGTCGTTCGCCGCTATCACCTCGCGGACGCTCTCGCCGGCCCGCACGCGCGTCGAGCCGCGCAGACCGACTTTCGGTTCCGGCATGGCGCCGGAGATGCGGGTGCCGTACTGCGCCGTCCAGCCGAAGCTCGGCAGCTGGTCGAGCGACGTCGACAGGCGCGCGCGGTGGATCAGCGCGGCGTGCTTGCCCCACAGCCGGGTCTGCGTCACCGGCTGACCGGGCCGCGCGGCGTTCACCCACGCCTCGCCGACGAGGATTTCGTCGAGTTCGAGCAGGTCGGCGACGGCCTGCCGCGAGGCGACGCCCGACCCGGTGCCGGAAATCGAAATCGCCCCCACGATGGTCGGATGCCGGCGCAACTGCGTCCAGGCTGGCCGGCCGATCACCATGACGTTCGGCCGCATCACCATCGCATCCATCGCGTCCTGGACCGCCGCGATCGGCGTCGAGGACGCATGCGACCATTGCGAGGTGCCCGACAGGGTGACGCGGTTCGCGGTCGGGTAGGTCCCGAGCGAGAAGACCGTGTCGGCGACGCGCTTCTCGCGGTCGAGCATGACGAGGTCCATCAGCCGCTGCGCGGCGAAGGCCTGCGGGTCGTAGCCCTCCGGCGCGTTCTGCGGGTCATCGGCCGGGATCACGTCGTCGAGGCCGAAATCCTCGACCATCGACGCCGTTTCGGTCGCGCTGAACTCGACTTCCGTCGGCTGGCTCTTGCGGCCGACGCGGGTGTCAGGAAGCGTGATCGCCTGACCGAAGCCGAAGCTGAGATATTTGAACTCGCGGACCCGCAAGCCGGGGCTCAGGCGCGGCAGCACCTGATCGGCGATATAGACGCCGTTCTTGTAGGCGATGACGACGCCGGTCAGCTGCGGCGTGATCGGAAACGGAAAGCCGGACATGACGATCTCCTGAAGGGTTCCGGATGGGGCGGCGTCAGCCCTGCATGACGCCGGGCAGCACGAGGATCAGGCCGATATCGCCCGACACCGAGGACCGCTCGGCGATGCCGATCACCGAGGCGTTGGCGCCGGCTGCGGGGGCGGCGGCGACGGCGCGGCCGTTCGCGTCGCTGGTGACGCGGGCCCCGCGGGCGACGGTGCCGCCGAACTCGACTTCGGCGAGGCCGGCGCGGACAACGTCGACGCGTTCGGCGATGGCAGCGCCGGACGGGTTGTCGACGACGCCGATCAGGAGGTCGGCGGCGGCGGCGGCGTGCAGCACCGACCCGTCGGTCGCGCCGAATTTCACGATGCGGCGATGCCCGACGGCAGCCTCCGCGACATAGGTCTTGACGATCGGGGTGCTCATCACAGCGTTTCCTTCAGTTCGGCCATGGCATCGGCCGGCGACAGCGAGCGGCCGTCCCTGGCGGCGGCCTCGATACGGGCGGTGATCGCGCCGGCGATCGCCAGCGGATCGGAGAAGTCGACGGCGGCGGCGGCGCCATTGGCGAGCTCGCGGGTCTCGACCGGACGCGGCAACCGTGACAGCAGGTCGCGCAAGGCCTCGCGCGGGGCGATCTTGCGGGTCTCGCCCCCGTCGGAGAATTCGACGACGCCATCGGCGGGCGCGGCAAACAGCGCGGTGGCAAGCGGCTGCAGCCCGACCGGCAACCGGCCGTCGCCGACGATGGCGTCAACGAAGGCGGCGTCTTCGGCAACCTGACGTGCCCGCTCCTGCCTCGCGCGCAACGCCTCGCGTTCGGCAAAGGACGCCTCGCGGGCGGCAAGATCGGCGGCCGCCCGCTCCAGTTCGGCGTGGCGGGCGGCGATATCGTCGGCCTTCATGCGGGCCTCCTGTGTCGGATCGTTCGGGGCGGGGTCGGCAAAGCCGGGCGCTGTGGCCGGCGGCTGCGCCTCAATGGCGATCTCGGCAAGCCGCTGGACGTCCCATTCGGGCAGCACGTCCTCGGCGCGCTCCTGGCCGGCCGAGCCGATCAGGTAGTCGCGCAGGCGGCGGAACAGACGCGCGGCGACATTGAGGCCGCCGGCGACGTGCCAGTCGGCGAAGGTGACGGCGCCGGCCTCGTCGCCGAAGGCAACCGGCTTCAGGCCCTTGACCGCCGGCGGCTGGGCGCCGAGGAACCCGACATGGCGCAGATACCAGGTGCCGGGCACCGGGTTGTTCGGCGCGTCCGGCCGATAGAACGATGCCGATACCTTGGCATAGCGGCCGGCGCGGACGAGTTCCACGAAACCGGGGTCGACGCGCGTGGCGCGGGCAACCAGCCGGTCGCCCTCGACCGACAGGCCGTCGATCCAGCCGAAGGCGGGCGCATCGGTACGCGGGTGACCGACGACGACCGGCGCATGGTGCAGGGCAGGATCGTAGCTGCCGGCGATCGCCGCGAGGTCTTCGGCGGCAAACGAGATCGACGCACCGGCCATTGGCGTGTGGGTGCCGGCGCGGAATATCTCGATCGGCTGGAAATCGTCTTGTTCGGGCATGGCGGGCACCATGACGGTGGCCCCTGGCACTGCCGACCCGGACACCTGTCCGGGACGCCCTTTCCGGCCTGCCCGGTCGACACCATGCGCCGCTGCCGGCCGCTTGTCGAGGCTGGCCGCGAGCGGCCGGGCACCCTCGCCTCCAGCATCGAATTAGAAGGCCTTTAAGAGGGCCTAAAAGGGGGGTGAAACTTTCGGGTGCGGCATCGGGTGCGGCGGACGCTGCGGGCTCGCCTGACGCATTTGTGCGAGCCGTCTTCCTAGCCGGCCATCGCGTCGTCCAGCGCATCGGCGATCAGGTCGGTGATCGCGTCACGGTCGGCCGCCGAGACGCCGAGGAACGGGCGGGCCGGAACCGTCACCTGCTGCGCGAAGATCGTCTGGTCGCCGAGCCCGAACACCAGCGCGGCGGCGGTCTTCGGCCGGATGGTGGCGCCGAACTGGTGGACGCGCGCATGCGGCCGGTTGGTGCCGACGACCACCTGATTGCCCGACACCTGCGAGACGATGGTGCGGAAGAGGGTCTGGGACTCGCGCAGGATGCCGGCGCCCTGCTTCTGCTCCTTGTAGAGCGGGTGGAGGGGCGCGAAGGGCACGCCCTCGGGCGTCTCCTCGTCCCGGATGCGCTCGCGGGTCGAATCGGCGAGCATCAGCCCGATCGCCTGCAGCACGGCATCCGGCTGCCGGCCGGTGGCGATCAGACGGCCGAGCGCGGCCAGGACCGCCGCGTCGTCGACCGCAATATGGACACCGGTCATTGCCTGCCTGCCTTTCGCGCCCTATGATGCTGCCAGTCGACGATCCGAGGCGCCGGTCGCCGTCGGTAGGCTCGTCGATGCGATCTCACTCCGACCGGATGGGTGGATCATCAGCTCTCCTGTAGAGCATGACGCCGACCCTCTCCGCTTCGATGCGTCGGGGCGAGATGTCGTAGGCGGTGATGCCTTGCCAACCGTCCTTCTTCCACGCGAAGCGCAGGAACAGGTGTCTGCCATCCGGCAGGATGGTGCGGCGCAGATACGTTCTGACCAATCGCACCGCGTTTGTTCCGCGCGGCACTTGCCAGCCGACCCATATCTCGTCCGGGTCGAGGATGGCCTCCGCCAGCAGCCGGACATATCGCTCGCGCCCGAGTTTCGTGACCTTCGGCTCGATGACCCGCCCGGTTGCATCCCGCTTCTCGAACAGGTCCTGACCAATAGCGATGATCCCGCCGGATCGGTCCCTCAGGTCCACCGGACGCTCAGCCGATGCACCGAATGCCGCGAGAAACGCATCGATATAGGTCGTTTCCGATAGTCCGGGTGGCATGATCAACGCCGTGTCCGCGGGCCGGGGCGCCGGCATCGGCGGCAAGCCTGCAGGTCGGACCGATGGCCACGGCACGAGCGGACCGTCCGCCTCCGGCGGCACGACGCCCGCCGTCCATTCCCGCCCGACATGGTATTCCCAGCCGCGCCTGACGCCGGGAAATACCCGCTCTTCCTGCCCGGTGCGCGGATCGGTTGTCGTATAGCTGCGATCCGGCGGCGCGCTGTCCGGCCCGTCCTTGCCGAGCCGTTTCAGGGCGCCACGCGAGAGTGGCGACACGTCGCAATTGCAGCCGAAGCCGTTGGGCGGGTAGTGCACCTGCCACCACGGATCGTCGTGTCGCAGGATGAGACCATCCCAGGCGACATGCTGCTGGCGCGGGTTGGCGCTGTCGTTGTGGTTGTAGCGCCAGAACGGCATCAGCCGCGCCACAGCCGGGTCGCTCATCTGCCGGTAGCGGCCGGCCATGTAAGCGGTGCGGATATTGGTATCGAAGATGATCCGGGCGCGCCATTGCCGGCGCTGTTCCGGTGTCGTGCCGCTCGCGTTGAACTGCCAGCCGGTGCGTTCGACGATGGCATCGAAGGACGCCCGGAAGGCATCGAAGTCGAGATCGCGCATCGCCCGGTCCATGGCGGCGCGGAAGTCCGTCAGCATGTCGTCGCGGGTGACGCCGGCGACGCTGAAGGCGCGGACATGGGCGCCATGGCGAAGGTCGTCCCAGCGCCGGGTCGGCAGGTTCACCTTGGCGGAGAAGAACTCGATGGCCTCCTTGAAGGGCAGGCCGACCCCGTCGACGGCCATCTCAGTCCCCGTCGATGTCGGCGACTGCATCGGCGATCGCCGCAGCGCCCGCCAGATGCGCGGCCGTCAGCGCGCGCTCCATCACCGGGGCGAGGTCGGCTGGATCGAGCCTGCCGCCGGCGAGCACCAGCAGACGCTGCGCGAAATCCTCGTACGAGGTCGCGGCGGCGAGCTCGGCGCGCACGGCGTCGATCCAGCCGGCCAGCACCGGGCCTGCCTCGCCGGCGAGCCTTTCGGCCAGCGGCTGGAAGGCGGGGGCGTCTGCCTGCCGCGCGTTGTCGGCGAACAGGGCCTCGAGCCGCGCGTCGGCTTCGGCCGCGGCCGGCGGTGCCGGCGGGCGGGGGTCCGGCGCGGCGGCCGGTCCGGCGTCCACCCAGTCGCCGCCATAGGTCTGCGACACGTAGTCGGCCGGATCGGCCGGCCGGTAGCCCATCTCGTGCAGGGTGCGGTCGCGGGCGGCGCGCTTGTCGAGATCGTCGGGCTCGGCGAAGTCGCGCCACAGGCGGGGCACGCCGGCGCCCGGCATGTTGACCTCGACGATCCAGCGCACCAGCGACCGGTTCAGCGTCTGGCAGACGAGGTCGGCATCGGCCTTGGCGATGGCGAGCCGCACCGAATTGTGCACGTCGCCGAGCGAACGGGCACCGCGCTCGCCGGAATTGGTCGACAGCGTTTCGCCGAGGACGGCCTCGCTCATCAGCTCGTCGAGGTAGCGCGACAGCGCCTCGAAGCCCTCGACACCACCGCCCCGGGTGGCTTCGAGCAATTCGACCGTGACCGATTCCGGCACGACCAGACCGCGTGTGCGGCGGGCCGCGACCAGCGCCTCCAGCAATTGCTGCTGGCGGGCGGCGTCGTACTGGCCCTGATAGCCGGCCTTGATGGTCGGCTCGGCGTGGATTTCGGAGGCCTGCAGCCAATGGGCCAGAACCTGACGCTTGAACCAGGCCGGCCAGAACAGGACGGACCCGATGCCCGTGCCATAGGGATCATCGTCGTCATCGTCGATCGAGTGGCGGTGCACAACAAACTTGCGGTCCGGCACCGGCTCGCCGTCGAAGGACCCGTCGCGCACCAGCAGCCGCAGGCTGCCGTCGAGCGCGAAACGGAAGCGGCGCTGCTTGCGGACCTTGACGGCCGTCGCGGTCCAGACGCCGTCGACCAGGTCCCACAGCACCTCGCCGACCGCAAAGCCCTTCAGGACAGCGCCCATCAGGCCGCGTGTCAGGCGGTCGAGATCGAGCGCCTTCAGCTGCGCCTCGACGAGGTCGGCCGCCTTGCGGTCGCGCAGCCGGTCGGATGCGGCCTCCACCTGCCATTCGCGGCTGACCACCTCCAGCGAGCGCTTCTGCAGCACGGAAAAGGCATGCGGGTCGCGCCTGATCTCGTCATAGAGCGACAGGCCCTTGCCTTGCCCACGGGTCTTCAGGGTCTCGTCGGCCGGATCGAGCGTGCCCTGCCAGTTGGCGACATAGGGGTCGCGGTCGACCCCGGCGATCTCGTTCGTCGGCAATCGGGCCATGGTCCCCTCACATCGCGCGGAAGTCGGTCAGGTCGGCATGGTCGCCGCGCACGCCCAGCGCGCCGAGAAACCCCGGCCGGCCCGGATCGGCCGGCATCGGCAGCGGGTCGATTCGCGGCGCGCCGAGGCTGCGGCCCGCTGCATGCACGCCGAGGAACGCAGCCCAGGTCCGGTCGGCATGGTCGTCGTCGCGCTCCGCCACGAATCGCGGCTGGCCGGTGGCGGAGGCCACCTTGCGCAGCTTGTGCAGGTCGGCGCGCAGGGCCGGGTCGCCTTCCGGAATGCGCAAGGTGCGATCCTCGAACCGCTCCTTGCCGGCGGTCGCCATCACCAGTTTGGACGACGGCGTGAACAGCACGCCCTCGATCCGGCTGCCATAGCGGCGCTGCGCGTCCTCGACCACCTTCTCGCCCATGCCGGTCTGGTCGATACAGGCGCGCGCGACGCGGTAGCGCGTCATCACGTCGTCGAAGGCCTCGTCCATGGCGGCGAAGGTCGCGCGCTTCTGCACGACGATCTCGCGGCACCAGAGCACGTCGCCGACCTCCTCGAAGACCCAGATGACGTGCAGGTCGTTACGGCGGCCGATATCGCGGCCGACATAGCAGATGCCGCCGCGATAGCCCGCCGGGTCGCCGGCTTCGGGATGTTCGACCGAGGAAATCAGATCGTAGGACAGCCAGGCCGACGCCTCGTCGAGCCATTTCAGCTCGTATTCCTGTGCCCACGCATCCTCGTCCGACAGGCCGGCGCGCAACGCCTCGATGTCGCGGGGCAGCCCGTCGGCGACCGCCCTGTAGATGTCGACGACGTGCCGAGACCAGGTGCTGTCACCGGCGGTCATCAGCTCGTAGAACCTGTTGCCCTTGCCGTTCGGCGTCGAGGTGACGCGCAGGTCGTGGCCCGCCGAGATGACCGGAAACAGCGCCTTCCAGATCGCGTGCGAGTCCTTGTGGAAGGCGAATTCGTCGAGGAAGACGGAGGCGGAAAACCCGCGCGCGGTGTCGGGGTTGGCCGGCAGCGCGGTGATCTTCGAGCCGCCCGGCAGCACCACTTCCTGCGCCCGGTAGACGGCCCCCTCACCGCCTTTCCAGTCGTATTCGGACGCCTCATAGAGCGCCTGATACGCCTGGGCGTGGCGCTTGACCCCCTCGTCGATCGCCTCGCGGGCCTGACGTTCCCCGCGCGACAGGATCACCCAGCGCCGCCTTCGGCTGTCGGCCGCCGCTTCCAGCGCGCTGTCGACGATTTCGAGCGTGGTGGTGAAGGTCTTGCCGGTCTGGCGGGCGAACATGCCGATCTTGAAGCGCGCGCGGTCGGCGATCCAGCGCTGCTGGTAGGGGTAGA